ACAAGGTGAATAGAGGTGCACGTAAGGAACACGCAAAAGAAATGGCTAAGCGTAAAGCTAAAGGTCAATACTATTGGAACTATTCAGGTAAGTATCTAAGATATGAGATAGATAAGTTCGGTATCATATGTCCAGACCTGATGTTAGATATGATATTCAGGTGTATGTCCCAGAAGGATATACCATATGCCGAGCTTGGACAGTTCATATCTTTGTTTACGTATGCAGATGCACAGAACTTCAATCATATGATAAGCAAGGTTAAAGACTTAGTCTTATATCTTGATGAAGATGTTCTTGATAAAGCAGACAATTTATGGGACATTAGAGAGACACATGAGGAAGAAGGATTGACTGAGTTTTCCATGTTATTTACAGGTAAAGCTGATAAGTTATCAAGGATAATAGATGGTATCAATTCTAATAACACCTCATTGTTTGGTTCAAGTAGTGAAGATGCGTTAGGTCAGAACGAGTTAAATCGTAGGTTGGCTAACTTATATAAGATAAGCAGTATACAACAACAGATAATGTATAGGATTTATCCTGCTAAGTGGTACAGCAATAACCTAACACCTAAACGTAAGCAAGTTAAAAGACTTGCGTTGTTCTATCAGTTCCTTATGGAAGGTAAGGTAACTAAACTTAAAGAACAGATGAACTTAAACTTAGCACCACACGAAGCTAAGGTACAAGATAAGTTATCTAATAGCAAGGTTATGACTAAGGAAAGTCGTAAGTATAAAGAGTTAGATAGTTCTATTATGCAGATGATAGACCAAGCTATTGATGGTGGTACACCTTCAGGTAAGGCACCTGCACGTACAGATAAGCTACCTCAAACTAAAACGAGATGGGCTAGAACTCAGTTCGTTACAGGTAAGCTGACCTCTGACTTAGCAAACAAACTAAAAGCACGTAGGTATAGACCTAGTGATGTTGGTGCAGTACCTAAGTACATGAACAGGTGGGCTACTGATAAGTATGTATGGGCTAACAAACGCAGTATGAAAGGTGGCACTATAGCCATTGATTGTAGTGGAAGTATGAACTTCAGTAATGAGGATATAGACAACATACTTAAGTCCTTACCTGCTGTGAAGATAGTAGGTTATGCAGGTAACAGAGCTAGTGATGATGGTGAAGTTGAAGGATATATAGAAGTATTCGCTGAGAAACAACGAAGGATAACTAGTATCCATGAAGATACTGCTATATATAAGCATCACTTTGGGAATAACTTAGTAGATGTTCCTGCAATACTATGGTTAGCTAGACAACCAAAACCTAGAATACTCATATCAGACATGCAGATTGTTGGTATCTTACAGAAATTAGATGACAAGACAAAGCAATATCATGACTGTGGTTATGATACAACTGAAGAAATAATAGACTTCTGTTATGACTTATGTAAGAAACATAAGATAACCATACTAGAAGATATTGAAGCTATGGTTGAGTATGCGAAGGGTGTTACAACAAAATAACATTTAAGTGTTAGGTTTGTTTGGCACTCTCTTTCATACCTAACACTAAGGGGATACCTCACACACGTGGGGTATCCCCTTTTTTTTGTCTCGTATCGCGTGGCGATATGAAAAAAATTTATCCTATATACACACGATTAGTTTCCAAACAATGCTAAGCTATCACATATGACAGACAAAGAACAAACAGAAAAAGTGTCAGACCTAATTGCTAGAGCAACAGTAGGAAATCTTAACGCTAGTTTCATAGAGAGATTAAGTGAAGATGGTAGAGAGTTTATAAAACTCTTAGAAGTTGAGCTAGATAATGGCAAAGACATATCACCAAGAACAGTATCACACATATTAGCTGATGAGTTTAACGACCATGTAGCAGAAAGCACGATATCAAAATGGAAAAGCCGAATAAAAAGGAAATCCTAGACTTAGTAACTGAAGTTACTGATGAACGTATCCTTGATTTAAAAAAAGTAATTGAAAGACAACGTAAGAAGATAGACAAACTATCGGATAAGAAAGCTGACATGGTAGAAGCTATGAACATGGCTATATCAGATGGTATAAAAGAGCTTGACTTACGACCGGTGAAACCACCGACCAAGAGCAGGAAGAAACAGAAAGAATCACCAGAGATTTGTGTTCCTTTACTGTCAGATATTCAGTTAGCTAAGATAACACCTACGTATAGCACAGAAGTAGCAGAAGAAAGAGTAGTTAGGTATGCAGAAAAGATATGCAAACTAGCAGACATACAACGTTCAGACCATGCTGTAAACAAATGTGTTGTACTTGCACTAGGAGATATAGTAGAGGGAGAGTTAATCTTTCCGGGACAATCTCACTTGATTGATAGTTCCTTATACTCACAGGTTACAGTAGATGGACCACGTATACTATATAAATTCTTTAGTATCTTACTCTCACACTTTGATGAAGTGGAATGCCATTGGGTTATAGGTAACCATGGGTCTTTAGGTGGTAGAGCACGTAAAGATATGCATCCTGAAACTAATGCTGATGCTATGTTAGGTAACATAATGTCTCAGCTATTTGCTAATGAGCCACGTATGAAGTGGCATGTTGCATACAAAAAGAATGAAAGAGCATGGTATACAGTAGCTAATCTAGGTAGAAAGGCTAGGTTTTTCTTATTCCATGGTGACCAAGTACGTGGATTTGCAGGGTTTCCATGGTATGGATTCGGTAAGAAGATACAAGGTTGGAAGACATTAGCAAGTCAAGGACTTATGGAAGACTTTGACTATGCAGTAGCAGGACATTTCCATACACCTAACACACAATACATTAATGATATTAGGTTCTGGTGTAATGGTAGTACTGAAAGTTATAACACATTTGCCCAAGAACAGTTAGCAAGTATGGGTAGACCTTGCCAATACGTACTCTTCGTCAAACCTGACAAGGGTGTAACAGCTGAATACTTGGTAGATTTGGAATAGTGGTATATACTATACATAGGTACATATGATGATAGTTAATGGAACGTCATGCGTTTATTGTGGAAGGGTATTGTTCAGCGTTGCAGGTAATCTACAATGCAAGAACAGCTCTTGTTACATGTTCAACAAAGTAACATACTTTGGTACATTTATAAACGCATAACAATTAATATATTTAAATAAGAAAGGAAGACAATGGCTAAATTTAATTTAGATAATTACGAAACGGTTGAAGACCGACTCAAGAAATACTGGGCTGATAATCCTAATGGTAAGATAGAAACAAATGTTGTACATATAACTGATGATGGTACATGTATAACAATTAAAGCTGAAGTTTATTTAGAAGACAGAGTTATATCTACAGGTATAGCACAAGAAACTAAAGGACAAGGTGGGTTTGCTAATACAGATGCATGGGTAGAAAACTGTGAGACTTCTGCTATAGGTAGAGCATTAGCTAACTGGATGTATCAAGGTAGTAAAGCACCAAGACCTAGTAGAGAAGAGATGTCAAAGACAACGGGCGGTGAAACCCCTGAAGTCCCTAAAAAAAAAGAGGTAACACCAAAGACTGGGACATCCCCTTCTAAAGATACTGTGAAAGAATTACCAATAGAAACAAACATGAAGAACTTAATCTTCAATATGTGTGATAGTAATAAAGAGTATGCAAAGATGACATACGATACTGCATACAATCGTATGCGTATGAAGAAAGCACCTGAAGATATGGAGCTATGGGACATGGAACAACAGAAGATGTTCATGGATTTTGCAGAAGACTTTTATGAGAAACATAAAGCTGAGGGTTCAAAGATGAAACCCTTTGATGAAATGAATGGCGTTGAGAAAGTACAAAGTGTATTTACTGATGCTGTTGAGATACAAGGAGACGGAATGGTAGACATACCTAGTGGTAAATGGGAAGGCGAACCAGTTAGCGATGCACAAAAGAAGTTTATTCAAACTTTAGCTACTGAATGTACAGATAGTGGTAGTGCAGAAGCTAAGCAAGTAGCTAACGAAGCTATGAAGATGCTAGTTGAAGGTACAATGACTAAGAAGAATGCATCTGAATGGATAGATAAACTAAAGGAAGCTAAGTCTTAGGCTTAGCTTTCCTCTTAGCTTTAACCATATACTTAATACATCCTAAATTTTTACATACGTAATGTGATTTATATAATTCTAAAAGAGTACTACATTTCTTACAGTGTTTAGTAGCGTGTCTTCTTTCTTGGTTTTTTACCATAAGACTTCTTCTTACCTTTTTTAGATATAGGCATTAAGACTACTTACTGATTTGTTTTTTAGCGTATGTCTTAACTACTGCTAATGCAGCACCACCACCAGCTAACGCAGCCAACTGGAGTGCTCCAGCGTCTACACCAACTAATGGAGCGACAGTCAAGGCACCGATAAAGGCCTCGATGAATGTCCAGATGGTTCTTTCGATAACATCTTTTAGTTCTTCACTCATTTTATAACTCCATGCTTCGTTCCAAGGGGTCCACATCACATCCTTCTTGAATGTACCTTTAGATGTTCTTGCTCTAATCTTTTGTAACATTAATTTATTAATCTACCTTTAAGCATAGCATTTCCTGTCAACACATTCCCGTTTATCTCTTGTAATTTCTCCATAACTGTGCTTGTAAGTATCACATCATCAGTAGCTTTATTAGATAGTTCTTTATTTAATAACTTATCAATAGTTGTGTACTCAATAGTTACTGACTTACCTTGTAGTAATTGATTAGCTACCTTTGAATACATTTTCTTATACGCAACCACGCTGCTACCTATAAAGCCATCATCACTTACATCTAAGTCTTGTTGTGTCTCTCCAACTATCAGGCAACCTGAGGTGTGCTCGTCGGTATTCCCACTATGAATTAATATATAGGTAAAGTTAGGCACATCTTGTATATGTAACATACCATAGTGTGCGTTCTGATACTTATCAGAATATCTTTCATGGAATCCACCTACTTTTCTAAACTTAATATCGTATGTACCTTCAGGTATACAGGTTTCATGCATCACTTTAACTGCTTGGTACTGGTCTTCTAGTGTATAACACTCAAAGATACCATCTATAAACAACATCCCATTGGTTGCATCCTTACCGAACTGTGTTCTTATTACTTGTAGTTTCATTCTTCTTCTTTCTCAGCTTGTTCTACTGCTGTTGTGTATTCATTGTGGTCATTAACAAATACTTCTACTAAAGATATAACCTTGTTCATATCTAATTTTGTTAGTATAGCACCCGTAGATACTTGCTGACCACCACAAGAGTTAGCTAATTTCATAGCCCACTTCTTTAATTCTTTAGGTTCATTAAATATATTCGGCATTATCTATGTCCAAACTTACTATTACATATAGTTATATTAGTATAACCGTTGTTATGTAAAGTTATTCTACAACATTTATCTTGACGTTGCTTTTCTTTCATTCTTCTTCTTATCCTTCCTAAACCCTATGGTAAGTAACCATACGGCTAATGTAATTAAAGTCGCAAGACCTGTAACCTGTTGAGCTGAACCTGTCAATGTAAGTGTAGCTATAACTAAACCTACTAAAGTCCAACTAAGATTTAAAGTTTCTTTAATTATCTCAATGAGCCAAGCCCATATCTTTCTAAACATTATGATTTCCTCAATACAAATGCTGCCATGCTAACTATTCTAGTCAAAATTACTGGGACTACAACCTCTTGTGCTTTTTCTCTCTGGTCTTGTGTCATATCATCACCAATATTATCAAGGGTTATCTCCGATATATCCTCAAAATCTACAAATACTTCTATTGGATTCTCTAAGAACTCCTCGTACTGTACCTCTGTTACAACATCAGCAAGTGTATAGTTCTCTACTTCTTTATTTTCTACAGCTCTTTCAACATATTCTTCTACGGCCTGTGCAACCACAGTATCTGTCTCTGCTGCTTCTGCTATTATAGCTACATCTTCTGTCTCTTCTAATCCTAATACTTCAGCAACAACTTCTACCTGTTCTTCAGTAAGTTCTTCTATATCTTCAATAGCTTCTTCAACCACAGCCTGTACTATCTCCTGTGTTTCCTGTGTGGCTTCGGATAGATTCTGTACACCAATGTCATTAACTTCTTCAATAACTTCTATGACTTCTTCTGTTTCTAGTTCTTCAATAATTTCTTCTGTTATGTCTTCAACTATAGTTTCAATCTCAATTATCTCTTCTTCAATTATTTCTTCTGTAAGAACTTCTTCTTTAATCTCTTCAATGGGTGGTTCTTCTTCCACAATAATTGTATCCTCTGGTTCTCCTCCTCCATCTGTCTCTTCACGTAACTCATCTTGTACACTCTCCAAATCTTTTAGTACATCTTCTGGGTCTGGTGGAAATATATCATTAGCAATAAGTATATCTATTAAATCTATTTCCTCTTCTATAATAATAACTTCTGTTTCAAATTCTTCTATCTCTTCTATATATTCTTCAATCTCAAGGATTACTTCTACATATTCTTCTAGTTCTTCTTCTGTAAATTCCTCAATAAACTCAATGTTTTCTTCAAGAATTTCAAGTTCCCTAGCTTCAAGCTCCATCTCCTTTTCAATCTCAAGGATTTCTTCCTCAGTAAGTTCAATGACTTCGATGATTTCAATTTCATTATCATCTGCCACCTCCAATACAATAACATCATCTTCAAGAAGCTCTCCTTCTTCGGTAAGTTCTGTTTCATATATCTCCTCTTCTTCTATTATCATACAGTCACCACGCTCTATTTGAGCATCAGTCATATCACAACCATATTCTTCTAGGTTATCTAATCTTTCCATATCTCTTTCAACAGTTCCATCATCAACTTCTGATTGAGTATATTCAACTTCTTCTCCACCTATCTCTACTATTACAGGTGGTGGTGGAGGTGGTGGCTCTGGTTCAGGCTCTGGCTCTGGCTCTGGCTCTGGAGCAGGAGGAGGTACAGTTGTTGTTGTTGTTGTAGATGTATCATTACAAGTTGTAGTAGGTGCAGACCAATCAGTTTGTGTTTCATTAAAAGGTACTTGGTCAGGTAAAGCTATACTTCTCTCTGCTGATATTGTACTGTAGCTATTGTCTGTGTCATTGTCTGACCGAACTCTGTAATAAAATGTACCAACTGGTAACTCAAAGTATGTTCTTAAATTAGCAATACTAAACACATGGTCATTCCAGGCGTTTACTTCGTGTCCAAAACTTGTAGATATACAAAAACTATTAGCATCTACACCTGTAGCCATACCAAAAAAGATTGTATATTTCTCTGGAGGACTATCTTCAAAACCATCAGAACCTTTCAACCTAATAGTTAAGTCGCCTGTTTCTGCGTTTATTGTTTGTTCGTAACCATAAGGTTCTTGTGTTGGTACGTGGTCAGCTAATACAGGTAATGGATATATTAATGAACATATTATAAATAGCCTTGATAATTTATTAACCACCACAGTTACAGTTTTTACAACAGTCCATTACCCACCTATCTTCCATATTATTTCTGTTATCTCTCCAGATATACCGCTTATCACAGTTAATACCTCAGCTAATCTATCATTAGCATTGACAATCTCTGCC